GCCTCACCGCCCGCCCCGCCGGCCGCCGCACACCGCGGCGGCCGGCCCCAACCCCTCGACAGGAGAACCATCGTGGACACCGAGACCCGCACGGTCGCCGTGGACGGCACCGACGCTCTCGCCTACGTCATCATCCGACCCAACCCGGACGGCGACCCGGAGAACCCGATCGTCGCCGAGGCCGCCGCCCACGGCCTCAGCCACCCTGCCGCCGCCCATGTACTGCGGCAGGTCGCCGACCAGTTCGACCCCGACGGCGCCCCCAAGGGCTTCCCGGCACCCGCCGCGCAGGGGGCGGCCGAGCAGCACCCCGCGATCGCCGCCTATGAGGAGGACCTCGGCGGTATCCCGGACACCTTCGACTGCTTCACCGTGCAGGCCCTCCGTGACATCCGTACCTGGTCCGCCGGCGCGGCTGGGCTCGACCCGCAGGCCGAGGTCGACAAGTTCGTCCGCGCCCACTTCGAGTACCTCTCCACCTGGCACGACGCGCTTGACGGGCTTGACAGCGAACTCCGCTGCCACGTCGTCGCCGGCGGCCTGTTGCCCGACGACCAGGCGCTCTACCTGAAGGTGCAGGCCCTCGCCCTGTTCACCGCCACCACCGCGCTGCAGCGTGCCGTCTGCGAGTACCACCACGGCACCGCCGGGCCCGGCTTGTCCGAGGCGTACGGCCACGCGTACGAGCTGTCGAACAGCGCCCTCAGCCCGTTCTGATACCCGCCCAGGAGGACCGCGTGCCCAGCTCAGCCGTCACCCCCTCGCAGCAGACGATGTCCGTCGCCAAGCTGATGCGCCTGTTCGCCCCGGTCGAGCAGACCCGCACCCCGGACCACGACTGGGCCGCCGAGATCGCCTGGCTCGCCGCGCACCACCCCCGCCGTATGACCCGCCTCCGGGAGTCCATCCGCCGCGAGGGCATCATCGAGCCGATCCGCCTCTGCTACGGACACCCCGACTGCGGCGACCAGCTCCACGTCGTCGACGGCCACCACCGCCTCGTCCTCGCCCACGAACTCGGCCACCGCCGCGTCCCCGTCGGCGACGCCTGGGAGGCCGGCTCCGACTGGATGTACGCCATGGACGACAACCTCCACGACGACCCCGAGTAGCACCCGGCGGGACGCCCAGGACGCCACCAACACCCCGGCGTCCCGCCCCGGTTGGCCATCGTTGAGATCGTGACAGACCATCACCAACCCTGCTAAAGTCACCCGTACAACGACAAAAAGAACGGCCCCCGACCGGTGCGTCAACACCGCCGAGGGCCTGACCATCGAGAGAACTGGAATCTCGCAATGGCTGTCCGCGATCGTATCGCGCTGCTCCGCGCCGGCGGCACCACCCCGAGCACGTCGAGCCCCTGGTGGGTCCGCGCCACCACCAGCGCAGGACGCCCCGCCGTCCTCGCGTCCGCGCTCATCATGAGCGCACCCGCCGAATACCACCTCGCCCGCGCCGCCGGCTTCGGCCGCCCCTACGCCTACGGCATGCCACTCGTCCTGTCCTCCTACGCCGGGATCGCCGCCGTCGTCGCAGCGTCCCGCACCAAGGGCACCCCGGGCCGCTGGTCCGCGATCCTCGGCGCCGCCCTCGCGCTGCTCCTCGCGATGGCCGCCCAGATCGTCGGCCACCTCCTGACCACCGGCCACATGCGCGCCGACTCCTGGCTCCTGGTCGCCGTCGTCTCCGCCGTCCCGCCGCTGGTCGTCGGCCACCTGCTCCACCTCGCCGCAGCCCCCACCAGCACGGGCCCGGCCACCGCCCAGGACGCCCCCGCGCCGGACCGGGACACCCAGGACGCCACCCCGCGCCCGCCCGTCCGGCCGAACGGCACCCGCGTCCTGCCCACCCTCACCCCCTGCGGCATGCGTCCCACCCCCGTCCCGGCCCGCACCCCGGCGCCCGCCCCGCAGCCGGCCGTGCCCGCCGCCATCCGGCTCCTGCCGACCCTCACCCCCTGCGGCACCGCGCCGGCCGTGCCCGCCGAGGACGACTGGCGAGACGCCCAGGACGCCACCGCTCGCGGACGGCTCATCGGCACCGCCGAGGTCGCCCTCCTCCTCGGCGTCGACTCCTCCACCGTCCGCAACTACGTCGCCAAGGGCCTGCTGACGCCAGTCCACAAGGACACCCGCGGACGCAACTGGTTCAACCCCACCGACATCGGCATGCCCGCCACCGCCTGACGCCGTGGCCGCCCTCCACTGGGCGATCCCCACCACCGCCGCCCTCGCGTACGTCCTGCTGCGCCGCGTCTCCACCGAGCACGCCCGCACAGCCCTGACGACCACCGCCGGCCTCGGGATCGCCGCCCTCTTCGTCTTCCTCCCCCTGCTGCTCACCAGGAGCTGACCATGCCCCCCACCACCCTCGGCGCCGTCGCCACCGGCCTCGGCCTCCTCATCGTCTACGCCTTCGTCTGGTGGTGCCGCGAGGCACACAAGGTCTCCGCCCTCGTCCCCTGGCTGCTCGCCATGGCCTACGGCATCCTCGCCACCCTCACCGCCGGGAGCATCCTCCAAGGCCTCGCGGGAATCGCACTGTGGGGGAGCGGCGGCCTCGGAGACCTCGCCCTGGTCTTCGGCGTCGGCGGCACCACCCGCGACGTCACCGCCACCTCCAGCGCCGCCCTCACCTCCGGAGGCAGCGTCGTCGTCCTGCTCCTCACCGTCGTGATGATCTGCCTGCTGACGATCGCCCGGAAGCGGATCCCATGGCTCAAGGTGGCCGGAGGCGCGGTCGCCGGCGTCTGCCTCGCCTTCACCAGCCTGATCGCCGGGCCCGCCGCCGTCCCCCTCGCGAGCGCCGCCAACTTCGTCGGCTCCGTCTTCGAGGCACACCGATGACCGGCCGCCTGCTCACCGGCGGGGGAGCGCTCCTGACCCGCATCACCACCTGGTGGACCGCCGACGGCATCCGCTCCGGCATCGCCCGTATCATCGGCACCCTGCTGGCCATCGCCGCGGGCGGGGGAGTGCTCCTCGCTGCGCCCGGCCTGTGGTGGCCACTCGCTGCCGGCTGGCTCATCGCCTGCTGGTACGCCAAGCCCGCCCTGGCCGAGACTGCCGAGCAGGACGACCCCGGCGAGTTCCTGCGGATCCTCCACCAGCTGCTCGCCGACCGGAAGGGCGCTCACCTCGTTGAGATCGCCGAGCACTTCACCGGCGACCCGGCAGCGACCGGGGTCGTCCGCGAGCTCTGCGCGTCGGCCGGGATCCCCATCGCCGACGGCGTCCGGGTCGGCCGCAAGGTGTCGACCGGCATCCGTACCCGAGACCTCCCCCCGCTTCCCGACCACTCCCCCGACGGCCCTGTAGGCGTTGTTGCCGCAGGTCAGGACAGCAACAACAACAGCAACACCGTCGCGAGAGTGGTCCGCCGCACGGGAGCCGGCGCGGACTCCTACGGCGTCGAGTGGGACGAACCGGCAACCGTGTCCGCTTGACGATCACCAGATCGGTGATCCATAGTTGGCCCCAAGTCCGGCGTGCCCGGATACAAACGACCACACGAGAGCCCCCCGCAGAGCAGCAGCGGGGGGCTCTCGGCGTTCACAGCCCGGCCTGCGGGCCGCCCACGACCGCGGCGGCGCGGAAGCGCTGATGCAGTGTCCGGACAGCGCAGGGTCACACAACCTGCCCGCGCCGCCGCCCCCACCCACCCGGAGGTCACCGTGCTGCCCCACAACTCGGCGATCATCCAGCAATACGAGGCCAACCCGAACGGCCACCTCGGCTGGGGCATCGACACCCGCACCGGCCAGGCCTGCCTCGTCTGCAACTGCGGCGAGATCACCGGCTGGAAGCCACTCGACGAGATCATGGCCATCGCCGCCGACCACCGCATCCAGCTCGACTGACAGGGAACTCGACGTGCTGCCTACCTACCAGGACCTCGCCGCCACCCTCGACGCCGCCCTCCGCGCCTTCCCTAAGGACACGGCTGGCAGCGACTACCTGCGCACCGGTCTCGTCCGGACCGAACAGGTCACGGCATGGCGAAAGACCGCTGAGCAGGCCCGCGCCGCCGGCCCGGCCATGCCTGACTACAGCGCCTGGCACGCCATCCAGGCCCGACGGGATGAGAACCTCCGGAACGGCCTGTGCCAGTGCTGCGCCACCGTCGAGGGCCGGCAGCCCGGTAAGGCCGTCGCCCGCTGGGAGAACCGCAACGGCGCCGTCGACCACATCTGCGCGCCCTGCCTCGACAAGTGGCTGCGCTGGGCCAAGCAGGACGAAGACCTCCGCCCCCTGCACTGGGACTTCCTGCCCGGCGTCCGGATCATCACCGTCGACCAGGGCATCAGCCAGGCCGACGCCGACCGGATCCGCGAACTGGTCAAGATCATGGTCGCCACCGACTACCCCAGGTAGCCCGCGCGGCCCCGGGGTGCCAGACCCTGGGGTGCCCGAATCAGGGGTGCCCTCCCCGATTCCACCCCACCGGCCAGGACCAAGGGGGTGGCCATGCAGCGCAGGAACAGACCCTGCCTCCAGTGCGGTCGGCTCACCCGCAACGCCTCACGGTGTGACGGTTGCCAGGCTGCATGGCAGGCCAGGCAAGGCCAGCTACGTGGTAGCGCCACCCAGCGTGGCTACGGCTCACAGTGGCAGCGCACCGCACGACGTGCAGTGGCAGCACACCGCGAGCAGTACGGCGACTGGTGCCCCGGCCACGGTGTGCCCGCACACCACAGCAGTGACCTCACCGCTGACCACGTGGTGCCCCTGTCCCGTGGTGGCAGCAGCACCAGCGACAACATCGCCGTGCTGTGCCGAGGGTGCAACAGCAGGAAGCACGCAAGGTGAAGGCATACCCCCTCATCTCACGGTGAGTGACCGTCATCGCGGGCCGGCCACCAGGGTGGGGGTGGGTGAATCTCGCGGCCATGATCGTCTTCGGACCCGGCCCCCCAGCCCCCACACACGGCCGCGAAATTCGGACCCGGGGGGTGTCGACTCCACCGAGGGGGTGCCGAGCTTGCCCGCAGGACGGCCCCCGAAGCCCACGGAACGTAAGCGCCTCACCGGCAACCCGGGCAAGCGGGCCCTCCCGGACGCGTCCAACGTCGTCGCGCTGCCGCCGGTCGAGGACGACGCGCCCGCCCAGCTCGGCCCGGCAGGCCGCGCGGTGTGGGAGCTGGTCACCGGCGAGTGCAAGTGGCTGGCCGAGACCGACCGGCCCACCCTCGTCCTCCTGGCCGAGAAGTTCGACCGCCGGCAGGACTTCATGGACCGCCTGGCGGGCGCCGAGCCGGTGCTCTACACGAACACCGGCTACGCGTACGCGAACCCGCTGGTCGGCATGCTCTCCACGCTGGAGATGGAGATCGCCAAGCTGCTGTCGCTGCTCGGCCTGACTCCGACCGACCGGACCAGGCTGGGGGTGGCCGAGGTGAAGAAGCAGTCGGCGCTGGAGGAGATGCTCGCCCGCAAGCACAAGCGGACCAGTGGCGAGGCGTAAGGCGTTCCCCGGCCCGCCCCGGTTTCCGAAGGTCCTGCCGCGCGGCCCCGCGCTGTGGACCCCGGAAACCTCAGGCTGGACCGAGGGCACCACCGACGGCGTCTTCGCCTGCGAGCTGATCGAGAACTACCTGCGGCTCACCAAGGGCCCGCGGCGCGGGGAGAAGGTCCGGCTCCGCGCGTGGCAGGGCGACACCATCTGCGACATCCTGCGCACCGACGGCCGCGGCCGCCGGCAGTACTGGACGTACCTGCTGCTGGTGCCCCGCAAGAACTCCAAGTCCCTGCTGGGCGCGGGACTGGCGATCGACGGGCTGTTCGACGAGCCCGGCGCCGAGGTCTACTCCTGCGCGGCGGACAAGGCCCAGGCGGGCATCATCTTCCGCGAGGTCCGCCAGGCCGTCGAGATGTCGCCGGAGCTGGACTCCAAGCAGGGCGGCCTGCTGAAGGTCTACCGCGACGCGATCGAGTTCCCGGCGACCGGCTCGGTCTACCGGGCGCTGTCCGCGGAGGCGTTCACCAAGGAGGGCCTCAACCCGTCGCGGACCCTGTTCGACGAGCTCCACGCCCAGCCGAACTGGGAGCTGTGGAACGTCATGAACCAGGGCTCCGACACCCGCGAGCAGCCCCTGCTCATCGCCATCTCCACGTTCGGCGTCCGCACGGACTCCACCGGCGAGGACTCGGTCTGCTACGCGCAATACCAGTACGCGAAGCGGGTGATGAAGGGCGAGGCCGACGACCCGCGGTACGGCGCCCGGATCTGGGAGACCAACGACCGGGTGAAGGGGTTCGACTACAAGGACCCGACGGTGTGGGCCGCGGCGAACCCGGCGATGGGCGACTTCCTCGACGAGGAGAAGATGGCCGCCGCCCTGCGCAAGACGCCCGAGGCGGACTACAAGACCAAGCGCCTCAACGTCTGGGTCAGCACCGCGAAGACGTGGCTGCCGGACGGCGCGTGGGAGAAGTGCGCCCGCCCGGACATCACCATCCCGGCCGGCGCCGAGGTCACGCTCGGCTTTGACGGCTCGTTCAACAACGACTGCACGGGCCTGATCGTGGTGTGGGTGCCGGAGGAGCTGCGCTTCGACCCGAACGCGCCGGAGCACGCCGACCTCGACGACGCCGAGAAGCAGCGGAAGTTCGAGGAGCTCAACGCCGGCGTGCGGCTGCCGCACGTCGACGTCGTGAAGCTCTGGGAGAAGCCGCACGATGCCGGCCCGGACTGGACGGTGCCGATCCTGGAGGCCGAGCAGGCGATCCGGGACGCGTGCCGGACCTGGACGGTCCGCGAGATCGCGGTCGACCCGGCGCGCTGGGCCCGTTCCTACGACGTGCTGGAGTCCGAGGGCCTGCCCGTCGTCGACTACCCCCAGTCGCCGGCCCGCATGGTGCCGGCCACCGGCCGGTTCTACGAGGGCGTGATGAACCAGCGGTTCACGCACTCCGGTGACCCGCGCCTCGCCCGGCACATCGCGAACGCGGTCACGAAGGTGACCACGCGCGGCGTGATGATCTTCAAGGACGCCAAGGGCTCGCCCCGGAAGATCGACCTCGCGGTCGCCTCGATCATCGGCCTCGACCGGGCCTGTGCCCCGCCCGAGAGGGCTCCCGAGCCCCAGTTCTTCAGCTGGGCCGACCTGTAGGAGGCGCCGTGAAGCTGCCCCGCATCCGCCGCCCGCGCCCGGCCGCTGACGAGAACGGCGCCGGCACCGAGAGCGCGACGCTATCCGGGCGCCGGCGGCCGAGCCCGGGGACGCTGGCTGATACCGCACACGTCGCGGGCCTGGCCTGCCTGGACGGCGCCGCCTGGTGGCTCCAGCCGGTGGCCGGGCTGGTCGTCCTGGGCCTGGTCCTGCTGCTGATCGGCTGGGTGGTGGACGAGTGAGCCGGTTCCGTCGCGCGATGGAGCGCCGCGCCGTGAAGGAGTGGGGCGACTCCTCCATCCCGCCGCCCGGGTCCGTCGCCGACCTCGCCGCGGCCGGCGTCCCCGTCACCGACCAGACGTCGCTGCAGCTGGGCGTCGTCTGGGCATGCGTCAGGATCCTGTCCACCACGGTCGCCGGCCTGCCGATGTCCGCGATGCGCCCCCAGGGCGGCATCACCGTGCCCGTCCCGGACCAGCCGACCATCGTCAGCGACCCCTTCGGCGGCGCCAACGACCTGCGGTACCTGTCCCGCCGCGCGGGCATGCAGCAGCTCGCCGTGTCCCTGCTGCTGCGCGGCAACGCCTATGCCGTCGTCCTGTCCCGGGACTGGCTGGGCCGGCCGACCCGGCTGCTGGTCATCCACCCGGACCGGGTGCGGGTGCGCTGGGGCGAGGACGGCAACCGCGAGTACGAGATCGACCGCCAGCCGGTCCCGGCCGCGGACATGGTCCACCTGATGGGCATGTGCCTGCCGGGCGCCGCCGAGGCCATGTCGCCGATCTCCTACGCCCGGCACGCGATCGGCCTCGGCCTGGCCGCCCAGGAGTTCGGCGGCGGGTTCTTCAACCGGGGCGCGCACCTGTCCGGCGTCATCACCGTCGAGGGCGACCTCAACAAGGAGTCCGCCCGCAGGCTCAAGGACGGCTTCGAGTCCTCCCACTCGGGCCTGGCCAACGCACACGCGGTCGGTGTGCTGTCCGGCGGCGCGAAGTGGCAGAGCATCTCGGTCACCCCGGAGGACGCGCAGTTCCTCGGCACGAAGGCCGCCCAGACCCTCGACCTGGCCATGGTGTACGGCGTCCCGCCGCACATGCTGGGCCAGACCGACCGGACGACGTCCTGGGGCACCGGCATCGAGCAGCAGTGGCTGGGCTTCCTGAGCATCACGGTCGAGCCGATGATCGGCATCTTCGAGGACGCTTGGGCGGCCATGCTCCCGCGCGGCACCAACGCCCGCATGGACACCAACGCGCTGCTGCGGACCGACACCGCCGGCCGGTTCGCCGCCTACACCCAGGCCCGTACCGCCGGGATCCTCACGATCGACGAGGCCCGCGCCAAGGAGAACCTGCCGCCCGTGAAGGGCGGCAGCGACATCTTCGCCCCGCTCAACAGCGCCCACAGCGGCGCCGGCGCCGCCCCGGCGGCCGAACCCGCCCCGGCGGCCGAACCCGCCCCGGCCGCCGAGCCGCCTGCCACTGAGGAGTGAGCCGCATGGATCTGTCCGCCCGGGCCGTACGGCCCACCGAAGTCCAGCGCCGCTCCACGCCGTTCCGCGGCGTCGAGCTGCGGTCCAAGCCGGACGGCACCGGCGGCGAGAACCTGACCTTCACCGGGTACGCCTCGGTGACCGAGCAGGGCTACGAGATGGAGGACTGGCTCGGCTCGTATACCGAGGTCGTCCGCGCCGGCGCCTTCAAGAAGACGTTGTCCGAGGGCGCGGACGTGCCGTTCCTCGTCAACCACGGCGGGCTGACCTTGGCGAGGACCAAGAGCGGCACGCTGCGGCTCGCCGAGGACGACACCGGCCTGCACACCGAGGCCGACCTCGACCCGGCCAGCCCGCACGTTCTGGCCCTGCGCTCCGCGATGGAGCGCGGCGACGTCGACGAGATGAGCTTCGGTTTCTGGGTCACCCGCCAGCAGTGGTCCCCGGACTACGACCAGCGGGACATCCTGGAGGTCAACCTCAACCGCGGCGACGTCTCCGTCGTGAACTACGGCGCCAACCCCCACACCGTCGGCGCCCAGCTGAACGCCCGGGACCTGTCCGGCCAGCTGGAGCGCCTCGCGCCGGACGAGCGCCGCCAGGTCTTCGAGCGCCTGGCCGCCGAGTTCACCCCGACCGTCGACGAGCCGGCGGCCGCCCTGCTCGGCCTGGACCAGGCCCGGGCCCGGCTGCTCGACCTCTGACCGACTTTCACGCCTGCCGACCGCGCCGGAGCCGCGCCGGCCGACCACGCCGCACCCCGCCGGGTGCACCTGGACGGCCACCCGGACCACCACCCGTGCAGCAGGCACGCCCACACCCACCGCACCAGAGAGGTACCACCCATGTCCGAAGACCTCCGCAAGTTCATCGCGGGCCTTCAGGAGCGGCGTGCCGAAGCCAAGGCCCGGATGGCCGAGATCCTCAAGGCGCCGACCTCCGAGAAGCGCGACCTCAACACCGACGAGCGCGCCCGCTTCGACGCCGACGAGGCGGAGATCCGCCAGATCGACGCCCGGATCGCCGAGCTGGACGAGCAGATCCAGCGCGACGAGCAGGCCGCCGAGGCCGCCAGGCGGTACGCGCCCCGGGTCGAGGTCGTCTCCGAGCCGCGCGTCTACGAGAACCAGAAGCGGCACTCGTACTTCCTCGACCTGGCTCGGGTCGAGCTCAACCGCGGTGATGGCGACGGCGGCGTGGCCGGCGCCCGCGACCGCCTGCGCCGGCACGCCTCCGAGCTGGAGGTGCACCTGCCGCGCCGCGAGCGGCAGCGCGCCGCCCGCGCGGAGACCGAGCTGCGGAGCATCCACCAGGAGTCCGCGTTCGAGAAGCGCGTCAACCCCAACAGGGTGGACGGGCAGGGCGGCTACTTCGTGCCGCCGGAGTGGCTGATCGACGACTACATCGACCTGCCGCGCTACGGCCGGACCCTGGCCAATTCGGTGCGGAACATGTCGCTGCCGTCCGGCACTGACTCGATCAACATCCCGAAGGTGAACACCGGGACGAAGACCGGCGTGCAGACCGCGGACGCCGGCGCGGTCACCTCCCAGGACCTGACCGACACGTTCGTGACCGCCCCGGTGCGGACCATCGCGGGCCAGCAGGACGTCGCGCTGCAGCTGCTGGACCAGTCGCCGATCGCCTTCGACGAGGTGATCTTCCAGGACCTGGAGGCCGACTACAACCTGACCCTGGACTCGCAGTGCTGGAACGGTTCCGGCACCGCCGGCCAGCTCAAGGGCGTCCTCAACGTGTCCGGGATCAACGCGGTCACCTACACCGACGGCACGCCCACCGTGCCGGAGCTGTACCTTCCGTGGCTGCAGGCCATGTCCAAGTCCGCGACCGGTCGCAAGATGCCCCCGTCCGCGGCGTTCATCACCCCGATGCGCTGGTACTGGATGATGTCCGCCCTGGACTCCTCCAACCGGCCGCTGATCCTCCCCGACACCTCCAGCCCGTTCAACCCGCTGGCGCTGCAGATGGGTGGCGACACCGAGGGCTACGTCGGCAAGGTCGCCTCGCTGCCGACCCTGACCGACGGCAACATCCCGTCGAACCTGGGCGCGGGCAGCAACGAGGACCGCATCGCGATGATGCGGACCGCTGACCTGTACCTGTGGGAGGGCGCCAAGCGCACCCGCGTGCTGACCGAGGTGCTGTCCGGCACGCTGCAGGTCCGGCTGCAGGTCTACGCGTACTGCGCGTTCATGCCCGACCGGCGGCCGGAGACCATCTCGGTCATCTCCGGTACCGGCCTCGTGGCCCCGACCGGCTTCTGAGCGGTCCCCTGATCCGGCCCGCCACCACTCGCGGTGGCGGGCCGGCCCGTTTCCCACCGGAGGAGAGAGACGATGCACGACCGTGTCGCCGAGCTGCAGGGCCTGCGTGCCGAGCACGCCCGGCTCGCCCAGTACGGCCAGGACGACCGCGCCCAGCAGGCCGCCGACCAGATCGACCGCGTCACCCGCGACATCGAGGCCGACGTCGAGCGCCTCGACGACCGTGCCGTGGAGCTCGCCGAGCTCGGCCAGGACATCCCGTCCGCCGAGGCGGCCGGCCAGGCCCGCCGCCTGCGCGCCGCCCTCGCCGAGGCCACCGCGCCCGGCGAGCCGGACAGCCCGGACAGCCCCGCCGTCCAGGTGCGGAAGGCCGCCGCCGGCCGCGGCAAGAGCACCCGGCCCGCCGCGAAGGCCCCCGAGAGCACCGGCGCGGGGGAGTGAGCGATGCCCCTCGTGAACGGCCGCTACGGCCCGAAGAACCCGCACTGGCTCCTCAACGGTCAGCCCTCGGGCCTGTCCCGCGAGTCCCTGCCGCGGCACCAGGTCCTCAACGACGGCGCCGTGCTGACCACCCAGGTGATGCTCGCCACCGCGCTGCCGCTCTACGCCGGCGACACGGTGAGCGCGCTCACCTTCTGCTCCGGCGGCACCGCGGCGTCCGTCCCCACCAACTGGTGGGTGGCCCTCTACGACGACAGCGCCACCCCGGCCCTTCTCGGGCAGTCCGCGGACCAGCTCACCGCCGCGTGGGCCGCGAACACCGCCAAGACGCTGCAGCTGGCCAGCGCCGTGCAGATCGCCCGCACGGGCGTCTACTACGCGGCGCTGATGGTCAAGGCCGGCACCCCGCCCTCGCTGATCGGCGCCGCCACCCTCACCGCCGCCGTCACAGGCTTCTCGGGCGCCGACAAGCTGCTGACCGGCAACAGCGGAGCCGCACTGACCGGCACCGCCCCGGCGACGATCGCCAGCCCCTCCGCGTCGGCGTTCGCGCCGTACGTGCGCGCCACCTGACCGAAGGGAGCACGCTGTGGCCCTCGTCGACCTGGCCTCGGTCAAGAAGCACCTCAACATCCCCGCGACGGACACCCGCCAGGACGACGAGCTGCAGGTGTTCATGGCCGCCGTCGAGGACCAGGCCCGCGACGTGTGCGGGCCGATCAGCGCCGAAATGCACACCGAGTACCACGACGGCGGCCGGGCGGTCATCTCCCTGGACTGGCAGCCCGTCCTCTCGGTGACCTCGGTGACCGAGTACATCGCCGCCTCGACCTGGAACCTGACCGAACAGGCCCTCGGGTCGGGCGGCATGGACGCCTACGGCTACACCGTCGACCTGCCGCTCGGTACCGTCACCCGCCGCTCCGTCGGCTCCGCGGTGCCGTTCCCCCGCGGCCGGGAGAACGTCCGCATCGTCTACACCAGCGGCCTGGCCACGGCGCCCGCCACCGTGTTCCTCGGGGCGCTGGAGTTCATCCGGCACATGTGGTCGATGACCCAGCAGGCCGGGCGGCCCGCCTACGGGCAGGCCGGCATGGGCCTGGACACCGACGGCGCCGCCGTCCCGACCGGGTTCGCCCTGCCGGCCCGGGTCCTGGAGCTGTGGAAGCCCGCCAAGCGACCGCCCGGGATCGCCTGATGACGATCCCCAGCAGCTCCGTTCCCGGCGCCCGCCGGTGGCTGTTCACCTCCCTGGTCGCGTCGCTGACTGAAGACCAGGACCTGACCCTGCCGGACGGCTACGTCGGCGACGGCTCCGCGTCGCTGCTGGTGTGCCTCGACGAGCCCGGGCCGTACCAGCCGGCGGACATCGTCGTCGTCGGCAAGGTCGAGCGGGATCCGGAGATCACCGGCATGGTCGGCGGCGGCGGCGCCGGCTGGATCACCGAGAAGTACTCGATCGAGATCAGGATCGAGGTCGCCCGCGGCGGCGACGACGCCCTGTCCGCGTTCGAGCGGGCTTGTGACCTGCTCGTGCAGGTCGAGACCGTCGTGCGGACCGACCCGACGATGGGCGGCAACGTCCTGTGGGGCCGCCCGGGCCATTCCACCATCGAGGTCGTCAGCGTCCAGGGCACCGGCCGCGTCGGCATCGTCGAGACGACTGTCCAGTGCACCCAGCGCATCTGAGGAGGATCCGCGTGCCCACCTACACCTACGAGGGCGACGAGGGCCGGTACTACTCCACCCTCGGCCTGGAGCCGGAGCCCGGCTCCTCCCACGAGCTGGAGCGCAATCCGGGCGACGGCCGATGGTCGCCGCCCGACCCCGACCCCGAGCCGGAGCCGGACGTCCCGGCCGAGACCGGCGACACCCCGGCCCGCGCGGCGTCGATCCTGACGGTCGACGAGATCCGGGCCAAGGAAGGCCTGCCGCCGGCGAAGGCCCGGCGCCGCACCGACACCCCGAAGGCAGGTGAGTGACCGTGCCTCAGGCATCCGATCTCTCCTTCGTCGGCATCGCCAGGGAGACCGTCTTCGGTACCGCGGTGGCGCCGACCGCGTACATCGTCGTCAAGGAAGTCAAGCCGAAGGACAAGCTGACGCTCCTGCCCGACAAGGGCATGCGCGGCAGCATGGTCGAGACCTACGACGAGACGGCTGGCGCGATCTGGGCCGAGCTGGAGATCAGCGGCGACTGCTACCCGGACACCGTCCCATGGTTCCTGACCGGCCTGCTCGGCGACCTGACGACGACCGGCGCCAGCGCGCCGTTCACGCACGTCAACGCGGTGCTCAACACGGGCACTGGGCAGCCGCCCAGCTACACGATCACGGACTTCTACGCGATCACTGCCCGGCAGTACGCCGGGTTCAAGGTCTCCGAGGTCTCCTTCAAGTTCTCCGGTGACGGGCTGCTGGAGTGGTCGGTGAAGGGCCTGGCGCTCGCCTCCACCACGAGCTCCGCTCCGACCCCGTCCTGGACCGCCGTCGGCCCGCTGCCGGGCTGGATCGGCGCCGTGAGCATCGCCGGCAGCGCATCGGCGATCCTCATCGACGGCGAGTTCGCCATCAAGCGTCCGGTCACTCCGATCAACACGGTCGACGGGACCCAGGCCCCGTACGCGCTGTGGTCCGGCCCGGTCTCCTGCAGCGGCAAGATGACGCTGGTCATGGAGACGGACGCCCAGTTGACCAACTACTTGACGAACGCCAAGCCCGCGCTCGACTTCAACTTCGCGCAGGGCGCGGGCGCCAGCGCCACCCAGGTGCTGCTGCACACCAGCAAGGCGGCGTACACGGACGCGGAGATCAGCCGCGGCAAGGACTGGATGGAGCTCAGCGTCAACTGGGAGGGACTGGCGAACACGACCGACGCCGGCGCCTCCGGCGGCTACTCGCCGTGCAAGACCACCGTCAAGAACGCCGTCGCAGCAGGGACATACAAGTGACCGACATCGACATCACCGCCCCCAGCCGCGTCCAGCTCCCGGGCGGCCACACCGCGGACCTGCGGCCCGTGCAGGACATCACCGAGCGCCGCCGCAGGCCGATCCGCACCGTCACCATGCAGCTGCTCAAGGACCAGAGCTTCGTCGGGCAGGTCCAGGCGGCCACGGCGAGCGGGAAGACCGCCCAGACCCTGACCCAGGAGGACAAGGTCGGGATCGCGACCCGCCTCAACCCGGCGTCGCTGCAGACCCTGGAGGACATGCAGGACCTCCTGATCGTCGCCGTCGTGCGCGGCTGGAGCTTCAAGGACGAGGACGGCCAGCCGGTCCCGGTCAGCGTCGACGGCATCCTCGACCTGCCCGGCGTCGCCCTGGACGAGCTCAAGCGGGTCGTCGCGCCCTACCAGCAGGCCCTGAACCCGAACCTCGGCGAGCCGTCCCCGGACCCGGCGTCCCCTACCGCGCCCTCCAGCGTCTGAGGGGAGCGCTGGAGGGGCTGACCGGCTACACCGAGGACCAGATCCCGTCCGACGAGTACCGGACGTGGCGGCTGTGCACGCTGCTGAACTGCCCGCCGTCCGCGCTCCTAGACGAGCGGGCACTGGACCTCGACTGGCTCCTGGCGGTCGACGAGATCGTCGCCAAGGCCCGCCGGAACCTGGAGAAGCGGGAGGCCCGCCGTGGGTGAGCTGCGCGTGGTGGTGCGCGGGGTGAAGCAGGCCGAGGCGGCGATCGCGGCGATGGAGCGGCAAATCGACGTCGCCTCGCTGAAGGCGCTGAAGAGCTGCCAGGCCCTGGCCAAGACCGCGATCAAGTCCCAGATGCGGGGCCGGCCGCGCTGGGACCATCGCGGGAAGTCCTCGCGGACCGGCCCCACCGTCTCCCTCAACCTGAACCCGCACCACGTCTCCAAGGGCGGCGGGCCGGGCCGGCTGACCGGCCGCCTGTCCGGCGGCATCGGCGGCGTCCGCAAGCCGAAGATCGACCCGCTCACCGGGACGGTCTCCGGCGGCGTCGGCGCCGGCGGCAAGCTGCAGAACCTCTACAAGCGGCAGGTTGAGGCCTCGTACCCCTACCTGCGGCCCGGCATCGCGAAGGCCACCCCGAAGATGACGGCCGTCTGGGTCGCCGCCTGGGGCCGCGCAACGAGCAAGTGGTGACCGACAACTGAAGCAGTGACGAGGGGGTGACCATGCCCAGCCTGCCTCCCGTCTTCATGGAGTTCCTCGGCTCGGCCAAGGGCGTCAAACTGGCCGCCGCGGAGAGCAAGGTCGCCCTGGCCGAGGCGGACGCCGCCGGGGCCGGGGCGTTCCAGAAGTCCGGGATGCTCGGCAAGGCCGCCCTGGCCGGGCTCGGGGTCGCGGCGTTCGAGGCCGGCAAGAAGGCCGTGAACGCCGCGATGGACTTCCAGACCCAGATGACCCGGGTCCGGACGGGCGCCGGCGAGGCCCAGGCCAACATGGCGCAGGTCTCCCAGGGCGTCCTGTCGATGGCCGGCGCGGTCGGCCAGACCACCGAGCACCTGACCGCCGGTCTCTACAACGTCGAGTCCGCGGGTTTCCGCGGCGGCGCCGCGCTGGAGGTCCTCAAGGACTCCGCGATGGGTGCGAAGGTCGGCGCCGCCGAACTGTCGACCATGGCGGACGCCGTCACCACCGGCCTCAACGCCTACAGCCTCGGGGCGGACCACGCCGCCGAGGTGACGAACGCGCTGATCGCCACCGAGGCGAGCGGCAAGACCAACCTGGAGGACCTCGCGGGGTCGATGTCCTCGATCCTGCCGGCGGCGTCCGCGGCGCACGTCGGGCTGCAGGAGATCCTCGCCGCGATGGCCACGATCACCGCGCAGGGCACCCCGGCCGCCAACGCCGCGACGTACCTGCGGCAGACGATCGGCGCGCTGTCCAACCCCAGCGGCAAGGCCGCCCAGGAGATGAAGTCCCTCGGGCTGAACGCCGTGGAGGTCGGGCAGAACCTCGGCAAGAACGGCCTCGCCTCCACGCTGGAGATGCTGACCAACGCGATCACGCAGCGGATGGGCCCGGCCGGGACGGTGCTGATCGAGCACCTGCGCAAGGCGAGCCAGAACACCACCGAGTACCAGAAGGTCCTGGCGGGCCTCGGGCCGGACCAGCAGACCTACATCGGGGCGCTGGCCACCATGGTCGGCGGCACCAAGAGCATGCAGGCCGCGCTGCAGTTGACCGGCCCGCACATGAAAACCTTCCAGGACAACATCAAGGGCATCCGCGACCACGTCGAGGAGGCGCACGGCTCGATCGAGGGCTGGGCCGACGTCCAGGCCAACACCAGCCAGAAGATCGACCGCGCGAAGGCGTCCGCGGGGGCGCTGGCGATCCAGATCGGCCAGTACCTCCTGCCCGTGGTCGACCGGGTCGCCGCGGCGGTCGCGGCGGCGTCCGTGTGGGTCACCCAGCACACCGCAGTGGCCAAGGCGTTGGCGATCGTGATCGGCGGCGTCCTCGTCTTCGCGCTCGGCGCCCTGGCCGCCGGCCTGTACGCGGTGGCCGCGGCCGCCGCCACCAACCCCGTGACGTGGATCATCCTCGGGGTGGTCGCGCTGGTCGCCGCAATCGTGCTCCTGGTCATGCACTGGCGGCAGGTCTGGGACTGGATCAAGGGCGCCGCCACCGCCGTCTCCCACGCGATCGCCGACGCCTGGCACTGGCTCGCGAGCGAGACGAGCTCGGTGTGGCAGTCCATCGTCGGCTGGGTAACCGGCGCCTGGCACAGCATCGAGGCGTTCTTCGCCGCCGCCTGGCACGCGGTCGCCGACCCGATCGTCGCCGCCTGGCACTGGATCGAGAACGTCACCTCCACCGTGTGGAACAGCATCAGCGCGTTCTTCATGAAGTGGTGGCCGTTGCTGCTGGTGATTTTCATGACGCCGATCGCGGTCTTGATGGCGACCTGGAATCATTTCCATGCGCAGATCATTTCGACGGCCACCGCGATCTGGATGGGCCTGTCCAGCTTCTTTTCCATGATCTGGGGTGGAATTACCGCACTTGCGAGCGCCACCTGGACGGGGATCAAGCTCGCTGTCGTAAATCCGATTCTCTGGGTCTACGACCAGCTGGTTTCGATCTGGGGCACGGTGTCGTCCTGGCTCGGCCAGGCGTGGGGCGAAATCAGGCACCTCGCATCTCTGACCTGGCTCGGGATCAAACTGGCCATCATCAACCCCGTGTTGGAGATCTGGCACCAGGTGAGCTCCATCTTCGACCGGGTGTCCAGCGCGATCGGCGGTGCCCTGACCCGGGCCTGGAACGCGGTGAAGGACATCGGATCGAAGTTCCTGTCCATCGGTCGGGACATCGTCATGGGCATCGTCCACGGCATCGAGCACGCCGGATCGGCGCTGTTCAACACGCTCAAGAACCTCGCCGGCGACGCACTGAACTCCGCGAAGTCCTTCCTCGGCATCAACTCGCCGAGCAAGCTCTTCGCCGACCACGTCGGCCAGTCGATCCCGGAGGGCATCGCCGCGGGCATCCAGGCGCACGCCGCCTACGCCACCGACGCGGTCACCTCGCTGGCCGGCCGGGTCCTGGGCGCCGGGCAGCTCGGCGGCAGTCTCGGCCTCGGCCTGGCCGGCGGCGGCTCCCTGGCGCTCCCACCCGGCGGGGGCGGCGGGGCCCCGGTCATCAACAACCACTTCCACATCGCGGGCAGCGTGCTGGCCGAGCGGCAGCTGATCGACCTGGTGCGGCAGGGCAACCTTCAGGACGCCGCCCGCAACTCGAGCACGTACCCGCCCTACCAGCGCTGACCCCGGGAGGCACCCTCGATGGCGATCAACCCGAACTGGCCGCTCATCGAGGAGGCCTGGGGCCCCTACTGGAACATCACCGGCGGCTCGATCCAGCCCAACCGCTGGGCCGAGATCGCCTCCCCGGTCATCGGCACCGCCAGCAGCCAGGCCGGCAAGCAGTACGAACTCGACCAGGCCCGCTCCGGCGAGTACCGCCTTACCCTCGACAACACCGACGCCGTCTTCGACCCGTCGAACACCGCCTCCCCCTACGCGGGGAAGGTGGTGCCGTTCCAGCCGATCCGCCGCCGAGCCCAGTACCCGGCCTCGATCAACCTGCTGAACCAGACGCAGGCCACCGGCGGCGACGTCGGCGGCCAGCCGCTCGGCGCGATCAACCCCACCGCCACGCAGATCTTCACCGACACCGACAGCGGCGGCGGTTCGATCGTGGCGTCCGGTACGGCGTTCCGCGGCTCCCGGGTGCTGCAGTTCGCCGTCCCGAACGCCACCGCGGCCGGCGCCCGGATCTGCTCCACGTCCGAGATGGCCGGTCGGCCCAGCACCACCTACACCGTGCAGATGCGGGTGCGGAACATCACGCCCAGCACGACGCTGCAGGTCAAGCCGCATGTCGGCTACTACGCAACGCCGCTGGGCGGCGCCACCTACACGTTCGGCTCCACGGTCACCCTCACCGGGTCGGCGACCGCCGCCTGGACACTGATCACCGCGACCCTGACCCTGCCGGCCGGCGTCCTCGGCATCAACATCGGCGTCACCGTCGCCGCGACCGCCGGCGCCGCCTGCACCGTCCAGATCGACGAGTGGCAGCTGGAGAAGGGCTCCTCCGCGTCCGCGTGGCAGCAGCCCGGCATTTGGTACAGCTGGTTCAGCGGCTTCATCGAGCGCTACCCGCAGAAGTGGACCGACCCGCGGTTCGCCACCGTCGACCTCACCTGTGTGGACGCCTTCGCGCTGCTGTCGCAGATCGCCATCGCCGACCCGCTACTGCAGGAGATCAGCACCCACGCGCCGCGTTTCGTGTACCCGCTGGGCGATCCACAGGGGTCGAGCGCGTTCGCGGATTCGGTCGGCACCAACCCGCCCGCGCAGCTCGCCGTGTCCAAGTACGGGGCCGGCACTCTGGTCTCCGGCGCCCAGATCGCCTCGAACACCGCGGGCGGCACCTACACCGGCAGCACCGGGAGTGTCGTCGCCATCGACAACCCGAACCCGGCCAACCCGTTCCCGAACTCGGCGACCTACATCGACCTGAGCGCCGCCGGCATCAAAGGCCCTGCCAGCTCCGCCGAGTGGGTGCGCGCCCTCGCCTTCCGCTACCGCGGGCCCATGCCCAGCTCCGGCAACACCGCGGTCCTGTGGTCGTCCATGGACGGCCAGCGCGCCGGCGGCCAGCCGTCCGGGTCACGGGTCCTGCTGCAGATCTCCGACACCGGCAAGCCCGTGCTCATCCTGTGCGGCCCCACCGGAGCCAGCACCACGTTCCTCGCCGGCGGCGCCACCAACTGCGTGGACGGGAACTGGCACTTCCTGATCTTCGGCTACAAGGCGGCCACCGCCCAGGTCCTCGTATCCCAGGACGGCGCCGCAGCAGCGTTCTACAGCGGCATCCCGTCGAACATCGCCCCCTCCAACCTGATCTCCGACGCCCTGGGCGCCTACGTCGACCCCACCGTCGGCAACGGCACCGTCTGGAACTACCAGGGCGACATCTCCTTCGCCATGGAGTTCGGCTCCTTCCTGGACTCCACCACCATCACCGCCCTCTACAACGCGTGGAAGAACAGCTTCGCCGGCGACAGCTCCGATGCCCGCTACCGGCGGATCCTCGGCTGGGCCGGCTACGCAGGCACCGCCGCCCTCGACACCGGCCTGACGACCGCCATGGGCGCGGCCTCCGGCGGCACCGACGCCCTGTCCATGCTCGCCGACGTCGTCACCACCGAGAACGGCAACCACTACGTCAGCCGGTCCGGCGCGGTCACCTTCAAGGCCCGCTCCGCCCGCTACAACGCCCTCACGCCCGTCTACGTGTTCGGCGACGGGCCCGGCGAGATCCCGTACGACCCCGGGATCAGCTTCGACTACGACCCCACCCGGCTCGGCAATTACGTCACTGCCACCCAGACCAGCACCGGTCAGGCGTTCAAGGCGAAGGACCAGGCGTCCATCACCGCCTACCTGGCACGCCCCCTGTCCCGGCAGATCAACACTCTGTCGGCTCTGGAGGTCCAGGACGCCGCGAACTACCTGCTGTCCCGCTACAGGCAGCCCGCCCTGCGCGTCTCCGCGATCACCCTCAACCCCGGCGCGAATCCGTCGCTGTGGCCCGTCTGCCTCTCCCTGGAGATCGGGATGCGCGTGACCGTCAACCGCCGCACGGCGGCCGGGACGCTCATCTCGCAGGCGTGCTTCATCGAGCAGATCCAGACGGCCACCGCCGGCGACAACTCGGCGACGTGGACCCTGCAACTCTCCCCGGCCGACACCACCCCGTACGGCCTGCTCGCGGCGTGGCACACCACCCTGGCCACCAGCCCCGCCTCCGGCGTCACCACGATCACCGTCAACAACGCGGCCGGCCAGAACAACACCGACCCGCTGGCCGCCCAGCTCGCCCCCGGCGAGCAGATCATCCTCGGCAACGGCACCGCCAACCAGGAGACCGTCACCATCGCCTCCGTGGGCACCACCACCGCCGGGTGGACCACCGCCACGATCACCCTCACCGCGGCCACCACCAAGGCCCACACTGCCGGCGACGTCGTCTGTGACGTCCTCCCGGCCGGCTACACCGACCCCACCACCTGGGACACCGTCAGCGCCCTCGACGCTCACACCCTCGCCTACTAGGAGCCCGACGTGACAGCCCCGCCCGTCGCCGCCCAGAACTGGGTCCCCGGGAACTACGACACCGCCGCCGCACTCAACGCCCTCGGCTCGGCCGTCAACTTCTCCCTGGGGCCGCCCGAGTTCGCCGGCTACCAGAACATCGTCCAGTCCATCCCGAGCTCCACCTGGACGGCCCTGCTGCTCGACACCGAACGGGAGGACACCGCCGGCGGCCACAGCACCGTCACCAACACCTCGCGGTACGTCGTCCAGTACGACGGCACCTACATCTGCAACGGCGTCTTCGCGCCCGCGATCAACGCCACCGGGTTCCGCGCCGCCCGCCTGCAGAAGAACGGCTCCCCCATCCTCGGCGGCGCCGCCTACCTGCCGAACGCCTCCGGGTCCGTCGAGATGGGCATCGTCACCCCCACGACGTCGATCCAGTGCGTCACCGGCGACTACATCGAGGTCGCCGGCTACCAGTCGTCCGGCGGCGCACTCAACACCGTCCTCGACGCCGACCTGCGCACCGCGCTGTGGGTGAGGTTCTCCCATGTCTGAGCAGCCCCTCGCCGAGACCCCGGCCGGCCCGACGTGCGGCGCCTGCCCCGCCCCGGCCGTCGTCCAGTGGCAACGCCGCTCCGCCGCCGACCCGGAGCACACCGACGCCGTGTACTCCTGCGGCCCGCACGCGATCACCCTCGACGCGGCCGCCCACATCCACCAGGCGGCGTGCACCGCGCCCGACCCGGCCACCGCACCGGCCTGCACGTGCACGCCAGAGCCGCTGCCGCCGGAGGAGCCGTTGTCGTCCGGCCCGACCACCACGCTGCCCACCGGCTGGGTCGTCCCCGCCGACCCGGCCTGACACCCCGCCACCCCAGCCCCCGAGCCGCCCGGCCCGGGGGCTCACGCATACCCGGAGAGCCCATGCCCACTCGCACGTACGGCCGCCTCGTCCAGCACGACGCCCGCTCCAGAGCCTTCGCGCACCCCCAGCTGCCCGCCGCCGCCCTGCGCTCCACCGCCTGGACCAGGCGGACGCCGATCCTCGACCAGGGCCAGCTCCGCAGCTGCACCGGCAACGCCGGCACGGGCTGGCTCGGCACCGACTCGGCCGGCCGGACCGCCACCACCGCGGTCACCATCTCGCCGGCGGCCGCCGCCGCGTCGCACGGCCGCTTCAAGGCCGGCCGCCACGTCCTCGACGAGGCCTTCGCCGTCGCGCTCTACAGCCTGGCGACCGTGCTGGACGGCCTCGACGGCACGTACCCGCCGACCGACTGCGGCAGCTCCGGCCTCGGCGTCGCCAAGGCCCTGCGCACGCTGGGCCTGGCTTCCGCCTACACCCACGGCTTCTCGGAGCGGGCGCTCGCCACCGCGCTGCAGTCCGGCCCCGTCATCATCGGCATCCCCTGGTACTTCTCCATGGAGACCCCCGAGTCGTCCGGCCGGATCCGCGTCGACGAGACGTCCGGCCTCGCCGGCGGCCACGAGGTCGAGATCGCCGCCTACGACCACGAGGGCGGCCGCTACTGGATCACCAACAGCTGGGGCACCGGCTGGGGCATCAGCGGCCGGGCCTGGATCACCACCGCCGACCTCGCCCAGCTCCTGGCGCACGGCGGCGACATCACCGTCCCGCACCCCGCCCCCGCCGCCGCACCCGGGCCGGCCGTGCCGGCCCCGCGCGCGGCCCGCGGCCCGCTCGCACGCCTGCGCGACCGCCTCTGCCGGAAGGACTCTTGATGCCCGACCTGTACCTGCCCGGCGCCGAGCGCCACGACCTGACGTCCGGAGCGATGGCGGGCGACGGCGGCGCCCGCACCATCTGGCACATCACCTGGGACCGCAACGCCACCGCGGCCGCGCCGGCGGACCTGCTGCCGTTCGACGCCCTGGCCGGCTATTTCGCCGGGGACGGCGCGGGGGTGGCGCCGCACGTGCTGTGGGACCCGTTCACCGGCCGCACCGCGCAGTTCCACCCCGCCACCCAGTTCAGCAAGAGCGTGGTCAACGCCCCGGGCGGGGTGGAGACGAACCGCAAGGGCAACGTCTGCATCCAGATCGAGAGCCTGTTCTTCCCGTACTGCCGCGTGGCTGGCCGGGTGTACGCGACGCTGGCTGACACCCCGTGCGTCGGCCTCGGCGGGATCGTCGACTGGCTGCGGTCCTGGGGCGTCCCGGACGTCTGGCCGATGGGCGTACCCACCTGGTCGGCCAACCGTTCGGCCGCGACCTGGGACAGCCACAGCGGCCACTACGGCCACTCGCAGGTGCCGGAGAACGACCACACCGACCCGGGGCCCATGCCGAACCTGTTCGGCGCCGCACCGGCTCCGTCGCCGACCCCGGCGCCCCGGCCCCCGGCCGTCCCGGCGCCGCCCTACGCCGCGTACGACGGCCACGAGCTGGTGAACCTCACCGTGTCCGACCGGGCCCGGATGTGGCAGGCCTACATGGCCTGGCGCGGCTGGCCCATCAAGGTCGACGGCGAGTACGGCCCGGCCTCCGCCGCGGTGTGCGTGAAGTTCCAGGACCAGTGCCGGGCCGAGGGCCACGGCGTCGGCCGGTCCGACGGCATCGTCGGCCCCCGCACCTGGGCCATGACCCAGAACAAGCCCCGTACCGACGCCTGATCGGAGATCAGCATGCCCAGCAGAAAGTACCTGGTCGACCTCGGCGAGCGCGTCGGCGCGACCGCCGGCGAGGCAGGCCTGTCCGTCCTGATCACCGACCTGGGCAGCCTGCCCCAGTGGTGGGTCCTGCTCCTGCTCCCCGCCCTGGCCGCCGCGAAGGGCGGCCTCGCGGCGTTCCTCGGCCGCAAGGGCACCCCGTCGCTGCTCCCGGCGGACGCGGACCCGGCGAGCCGCCCGTGAGCGACTCCACCGGCATAGCGTCCGTCGACCACCTCGTGACCTGGTCGGTGGCAGTCGCGGCCGTCGTCGGCCTGGTCGCGATGGTCTGGCGGGCGGCCCGGGGGATCGCGCGGCGCCTGGACCACCTGCTCGACGACTGGGCGGGCGAGCCGGCCCGGCCCGGCGTCCCCGCCCGCCCGGGCCTGGTCGAGCGGATCGCCCGCATCGAGGACCGGCAGCTACAGCAGGGCGCGCGCCTGGCCGCGATCGAGCACGAGCTCCACCCCAACAGCGGGTCGTCGCTGCGGGACGCCGTCGACCGGGTCGAGCGGCACGTGTGCCCGCCGCCCGCCCCCGAGGAACCGTCGTTACCCGTCCGGTAGCCGCCGACCGGCACGCCACCACCACCAGCACGACGAAGGGCCGCCCATCCCCGGGCGGCCCTTTCACGTTCCCACCTGACAGAGAGGCAGAACCGCATGACCATCATGCCCTACACCTTCCCCGACACACAGCAGCCGATCCGAACCGTCACCGTCGACGGTGAGCCCTGGTTCGTGGCCCGCGACGTCGCGGACGTCCTGGCGATCCAGAACGTCCGGCAGCTCCTCCCCTCGCTCGACGCGCGTGATGTATCCAGTGCATACGTCACCGACGCCCTCGGCCGCGAGCAGCAGACTGCGACGGTGAACGAGTCCGGTCTGTACGAGCTGGTGTTCAAGTCCCGCCGCCCGGAGGCCCGGGCGTTCCGGCGCTGGATCACCCACGAGGTGATCCCCTCGATCCGCCGGACCGGGCACTACGGTGCCCCGCCGGCGGCCGCCCCGGCCGTTCCCGAGCTCAGCCGCATGGAGATTCTCCAGATGGCGATCGACTCGGAGCAGGGGCGCCTGGTCGCCGAGGCCCGCGTCGCCGAGCTGGAGCCCGCGGCCGCCGCCTGGGACCAGCTCGCCGCCAGCGATCAGGACTTCTCGGTCCGGGAGGCCGCGCTGATCCTGGGCCGCGACCCGCACATCGACACCGGCGAGCGGCGGCTGTTCGCCGTCCTGCGCGGCGGTGGGCTGATCGACCGGCAGGACCGGCCGTATCAGCGGCACGCGCACCACGTCCGGCTCCGGCCCCGCTCGTACCGCGACCCGGTGACGGGCCTGGACACCCCGGCCAAGGCCCAGGTCCGCGTGACCGTGGCCGGCCTGCAGTACCTGCACCGGCGCCTCGGCGGCGCCGTCAGCATCCACCACCACATCGCCGACCACCAGCTCGCCACCGACGGCGACGCACTCTTCGCACTGCCCCGCTGAAGCGCACCGCCCCCCGCCCCGGCCACGGCCGGCGGCGGGGGGCGGTTTGTCGTTCACCCCTGACGCCACGTCACGCTGGAGTCGTAGACTCGGGCCCGACCGCCGCGCGAGAGGGGACGCTGTGACTGCCAGCATCGACGACGCCACGTTCACCTATGACATCCGGTACCGCCTCGACCCGGACCCCGCGGTCCGGGAGCGTCGGTTGACCCTCGCCGACCCCGAGCCGGAGCCCGGATACGGGCCGGCGCTGGGCCACATCCACCGCGAGCTCCGCCAGGCGGACCCGGACGCCGCCAGCATGACCGATCCGGCCCAGCTCGCCATCCTGTCCATGACGCAGGTCTTCGAGGCCTAGGCCCGCCGCCGGGCGTCCGCCAGTCGGAGGCTGTAGAAGGCCGCGTCGCGCGGGTAGTCGGCGCCGAGAGCCGAGATGCCCTGGGCCAGGGCGTCAGCGGCCACGACCCAGTCCCGTGCGGCGTGCGCGGCCTCTCCGCGCAGCAGGGTTGCCCGGGCCGGGCTGAGCCAGTACAGCCACCCAGGACGGCCGTCCTCGTCCCGGGCCCGGAGAGCGTCCTCGTAGGCCTGATCGGCGAGCCGCCGCGCCCGGTCCCTCTCCCCGACCCGCGCGGCCGCCATCGCCTCGGTGTGCCGGGCGATGCTGGCCGCCGCCGGCGACAGCTGGTGCCCATCCCGGGTGGCCGCCTTCGCGGTGCGGAGCGCCCGGACGGGGTCGTCGGCATCGAGCTGATAGTAGGCCCGGACGCGCGCACACCAGGACGCCATGTCCGCACTGCCGGCGTCGAGCGCCCAGCCGGCCGCCAGGTTGAGCCACTGCTGCGCCGCGCCGAGGTGCCCCTGCCCGTGGGCCACCCAGCTCAGCCAGTGCGCGTGCTCAGCGGCCAGGAGGAGGAGGCGGTCGGCGGCCTCGCCGGAGGCATCGGGGAGGAGCTTCGTGACCTCCTCCAGCTGCACTCGGATGATCGGCCAGACCCGTACGCCCGATCCCGAGTCCTCTGCCCGCCGGTGTTGGGCAAGGGCCACAGCGATCCAGTGCGCGTCCTCGACGTCCGCGCTGCCGCGCGCGCGGGCCCGGGCGATGCGATCGGACAGCTCAGGATCTGGCGACCACTCGCTAGCAGTGGTCGAGGCGGGCAGGTTGGTCAGTTCGGGCGGCACGCGGAGTCCCTCGGTGATGCGACGGATGACTGCCGCGTCTCGCAGCTCGCGCTTCTCCCTGATCAGCAGCGAGACGTCGGCCTGCGAGAGCCCGACGAGGCCGGCGAGGGTGGTCTGGGAGATGCCAGCGGCCCGCTTGTACTCGCGGAGGACCGCACGTAAGTCTCCCTGCGCCCACGCCGCGCGCAGACGCGGATCTGTCCAGGGTGTGTCCCGCTCCATGGAATTGACTATATGTCAGGCATATAGCGGACCATATAGAGTTCGCCCCTCCCGTGGCCGACGATCTACTCGATCGGATGACCAGGGAGGATCCCATGCGCAGGCCACCACCACACGGGTACGAGCTCACCGAAGACCAGCTGTCCGGCGTCGCCTGCGCGGGTCCCTGCGGGCGGGACGGTGTCCCGCTCTACGCCGCGGGGACCGTTGAGGTACGAGGCGGCGAACCTGTCGTCCAGGTCGTACCCATCATGAAATGCGCCGAGTGCCTGCCGGACGAGCGCCGCCTGGTCGTCATCGCGTCCAGCGACGGGGCCGGCCGGTGACCGCCGTCGTGGCCGAGATCCCCGGCCTGCTCGCGCCGGCCGAGTATGCGGACGTGGCGGCCGCCATGGGCGCCCTGCGCGAGGTAGCGCTGCGGGAGGTCTGGAGCCCGGCCTACCACGCGGTGCGCGACGCTCTCGCCCCGGCGGCCGAGCCGGAAGTCCTGGCCCGGATGAGGCGGGACGGCCGGTGGGAGGAGCCGTTCACCACGGGTGGTGAGCCACGGGAGAACCGCCTCTGCATGAGCTGGGCCACTCTGCCGTGAGCGATCGCTACGAGGTCCAGCCGCTGGAGCTGCATGACCAGCCCGGCTGGGTGCCGTACGACCGGAGGCTCTGCCGCGAGTCCTCGCAGCCCGGCATCCCCCACTCCCGCTGGTCGCCCTCTCGGGAGGCCGTCGAGGCTTGGATCGCCCGCCAGGACCCCACAGGGCCCACTACGGGGCGTTCGGCCCCTCGGCCGGCAGCAGGCTTGCCGCTGGCACCCCCAGGCCGTCAGCGATCCGCGTGAGGTCGTCGATGCCGATGTTTCGCAACCCGTTCTCATAGCGGCTGATCGACTTGTGATCCACCCCGCAGCGCTCCATCAGCTGCACCTGACTGAGCCCCTGGGCCCGACGGAGCTCCCTGATCCGGGCGCCTACGGCCCAGCGCTGGCGTTGAAGTCGAGGTGGCAGGTCCTTGGCGCGCATCCCGGCCACGCTTGCGCGGCGACCTGCGCCAGGTCTTTACCCAAACGGCGGAATCTGTGCACAATCGGTCGTGCTCCGCCAAACGGAGGATCGGGCACCGGTTGCGATCACCGGGCGCCCGAGGGGAACATGTGTTCGAACCCAAAATCGTGGTCGGCCTCTGACGGAGGGGCCGGCTACCGGCGGTGAGGTGCACAGCATCGCCACAGGCCGGGACTGGACCGCGCCAAGCGCCCCCAAGTGCTCGACGGTCCAGCCCCGGCCTCACCCATTCTCAAGATCGAATGGGAGCCATGCGGGAGATGATCATGACGTGATGCGGCACATTGATGCATGGATCTGCACGAATCTGCACATGCCCCGTCCGGCGTAGGCGCAGGTCACGACGTTGACCAGGCAGGATCCCCCACCAGTCTTATAACTGTGGGAATCCCATGAATTCTGCCAGAGGCTCACAACGCCCCCCGATGACCTGCGGCGCTACCCATCCCCCATGATCATCTGGGAGAGATGCGGGAGATCATCTTCTGGTCGCCTTCTCCCAGCGCTCCTGGAGGCTGCGGCTGAGCTTCAGCTCCATCGCTGGCGTCACCTGAGAGTACACGGCCTCTACTCCCTGTAGCTGGTGTCCCATGCGGGCCTCGACGGCCACCCGGGAGTGGATCCCGTCCTCGTCCAGCCAGACCTTCATGCCGTGCCGCAGGCCGTGCGGGACCATTTCCTCGATGCCGTCGACCGGCGGGATCTCGGGCCGTGCGTAGCGCCGGCCGGTCCGCTCCGGCGCACCCAGAACCATCGGCTCCCAGTACGTCCCGGAGAAGTCGGCCTCCAGCAGCGATCGACCCCCGAGTGCGGGGAACACCCACTCACTGTCGTGCGTCTCCAGCATCTCGGAGATCAGGCCGGCCAGGAACGGCGGGATCACCAGGTCGCGCCGGGAGCCGTACTTCGGCGCGACCAGCGTCGGGGCACGGCGCTCCCCCGGCGCCGGCCGGACGTACTGCAGCTGCCAGTGGACGCGCATGGCGGGCATGTCCGTGTAGCGCTCGCGGGCGAGCCGCTGGCGCTTCCGATCCGCGGCGCGCTCGGCCCGCGTGGAGGCTTCGCTGTCGCCCGGGTCCGACCAGGGCCAGGCCGGGTAGCACCACTCCCGCCGCAGGCCGGCCATCTCGCCCTGGCGCAGACCCATGAAGGCCTTCGTGAGCGTGTAGACGTAGCCCGTGGGGCCCCAGACCGTCAGGGCGTTCTCGGCGAGGGCAAGCACCTGCTCCAGGGTGCCGACGACGGCGTCCTCCTCCACGACGCGCCGATGCTGGCCTCTCCGGCGGTTCTCGGGCGGCACAGGTGACACCTTGAGCAGCGGCGGCCGGTGCGCGATGGCGTCGGTGACCATGACACGGAACAGCCCGAGGATCTGCTTGGCGTAGTTCTTCGAGTAGTCACCCTTGATCTGCCGCTCCCAGGCCAGGTAGGCGCTGGTGGTGATCTCGGCCATGGGTACCTCGGCCCACTGCGGCCGCAAGTGGACCCGCAGCAGCTTCGCATAGGTCTCCTCCGAGCCCGGCCCGACGCCGCACCCGGCGATCCACTCGGCCGCCCACTCGCCGAAGGTCGTCTCACTACCCGCCGTGGCATCGAAGTAATCGCCTCGACGGATATCCGTTTCTTGATCACGGGCGTATTTCAGCGCCTGCTCTTTGGTGCGGAAGCCAGGCTCGGAGTCGTACTTGCCGTTGGGCAACTTGAATCGTGCACGCCATTCGTTGCCGCGCCTCTCCGCGTACCCCATCAGGCGTCCCGCCCCGCGCGAAGGCGACCTACAGGGCAAGTGAGGCAGGTGGTACCGCAGTTGATACCGGCGCGGCCGAGGTGCGCGGACACCTGGGCCCAGACCGAGTCATCGTCAGCCGCGGCCGGCGTGACGACAGCAACGGAGGTCCCGTTGATTATGGCGGTCCAGGCGATAAAGCCCGGGCCCGGATCGGCAGTTGTGCAGACGTGCATCGGCCCACCTCGTTCAGAGATGCGCCCCCAAGTGCCGTTGATCCTTCCACAAAATGACTAGACGTGACCAACAGTTTCCGAAACTGAATTCGCACGCCAGGTCACGATCAGATCAACTGCCATCCGACCCCGGCAGCAGGCCGCGGCTGCGCAGTTCCTCGATGGCTCGCTCCTGGAGCTCGGTGATCTGAGCACCGGTCAGGCCGGGCGCCGTGGCGATCGTGGCGTTCTGGATCGCGCGCCGCAGTTCGTCCTCGGGGAGCGGCGGCTGCGAGATGCGTGCCCCTCCGACCGTGGCGGTGGGGAACGGGACGAAATCCGGGTCGTCGAGGATCCGGCCGCAGGTGCCAGTTGGCCAGTCGAGCACCTTGTCCACGCGGGCATAGGTGGTGTCCATCGTCGAGGCGCCGGCCTCGACTCGCCGCCAGGTGTTGTTCGACATGCGGGCCCGTCGAGCGGCCTCGTCTCGGCTGATCCCCAGCTCGTTGCGCCGCAGGGTGACCGACTCTGCGAGTCGTTGCAGGTCAGCGTCCGTCCTATGCATGCCAGCCATGATGCCAGTCCCGTGCAGTCACTGCTAGGAACAGCCCTCAATGTGGCCTAAGTCGCGCCTTAAGGCTGACTTATACCCATGCATGAAGCGGCGCGACTCTGCGTGACACAGCAGGTTTCTGCACGACTCTACTGGACATGACTGCATGAGGTTGCTACCTTCAGGGCATGCCACAGCGCACCACGATCGAGGTGAACGGCCTCGAAATCCGACGCATCCGCAAGCTCAGCGGCCTGGAGATGGGCGACCTGGCTCTCCGGGTCGGCATCAGCACCAACTACCTGAGCCGGATCGAGACGGGGTCGAGGAAGAACCTCCGGCCCGGCGTCTACGCCGCGCTGCGTCAGGCGCTCGGCACGACGGACGACGCGATTACCACCGAGACAGAGGGGACCTGACCATGGCCACCCTGACCCGCACCAAGGCTGAGGCCGAGCCGGACGAGATCCAGTACTTCACCGCGAAGGAAGGCGCCGCGAAGCTTCGCGTTTCGGAGCGCTGGCTCCGTGAGGGCTTCAACCACCACGGCTTCCCCGGCGCCCGGATGGGCGGCGGCATCGTCTTCAACGGCGAGGACCTGGCAGCGATCTACCAGCTGCACCGGGTCCAGACCCGCGGGACGCGGCGCCGACGCCAGCTCGCCACAGTCTGACCTCTCCCAGAACGCGAGTAGGCCGCCCGAGCCACCGGACGGCCTGTGCCACTCGCACCCCCGACCCAAGAACGGAGGTACGGCCGCATGTTGCAGCCTACCGAACTCCAGCTTCAGGCCGAAGCGATGCTCGCCGCGGCCCGGCTCACCACCCACGTCGCCGCCGCCGGTGTCGTCGTCCCCGTCGCCCCGCAGTGGACGTACGAGGGCGGCCTGGCCACCGGCCGGTTCACCGCCGGGCACCCGGACTCTCTGCGGTCGCTTGACGCCTGGCGGCGGGCCCTGCCCGCCAACTACCAGCCGAGCCACCGCGCGATCCAGACCGGCGGCGGCGAGCGCATCGAGTACACCGTCGCGATCCGCATCGGCGACGTCTCCGTGCACCTGATCGCCTCCAGCCCCACCCAGCTGCCCGCCGCCCCCGCCCACCGCCGAGAGCTGGTGACCGCATGAGCTCCCTCCTGCCGCGCCTCGCCGCGCTGCACGTTTTCCTCGCCGAACACCCGGACCTCGCCGACGACCAGCTGCCGGTCAGCTGGATCCACGACGACGAGGGCTCCACCGGCCTGTACGCGCTGATCGAGAACACCCCCGACGGCCTGACGCTGCTGCACCGCATCGCGGCGGCCGCCGCCGTCGAGGTCGAGGTCAGCGAGCCGTTCCGGTCGGTGCTCCACAAGGACGGCCCGATCGTGATCCACGAGATCAGGGCTGTTGTGCACGGCGTTCCCCTCAAGGGCCAGGTCACCCTGCCGGCTGCCGAGCAGCAGGACGGTGCGGAGTGAGCACCGAGCCCATGAGCCCCGAGCGGCTCGCCGAGATCCAGGCCCGCACCGACGCTGCGACCCCGGGACCGTGGCGGTGGCGCGGCAACACCGAGTCCCGCCACCTGCGCCTGCAGACTCCGCACCACAGCGGCCTGACCGTTATGGACTTCGTCCGCTGGGGGATGCAGGGCGCTCGGCCGCGCTTCGCCGTGGACCACATCATGCACACCGCGGACGAGATGGTCGTGTACGAGGTCGCCGCCTGGTCCAAGGACATCTACCGCAAGGACGCCGTCGGCATCGAGCACCCGGACGCCGAGTTCATCGCCCATGCCCGCCAGGACGTCGCCGACCTGCTCGCCGAGGTCGGCTGGCTGGCGGCCGAGCACGCCGACCGAACCGCGGACCTGGAGACGTCAGCCGGCGTCGCCGAGCAGGCCTGGAAGCGGGAGGCCAAGCTGTCCGCCACGGTCCTGCAGCTGCGTGCCGCGCTGGACGAGGAAAAGGCGGCGCACGCCAAGACGGTGGACGCCTGGGAGTCGATCCTGGGCGTCGCCGAGGGCGATTCCCTCGCCGTCTGGCGCGCCGAGCACGACGGCATCCCGCTGGGCCTGTACCTCGCTCAGGCCGCAGCCCGCGAGCACTGCCGCGCTCGCTGGGTCGACACCGTCCCGGACCGCGCCGACGTGTTCTGGGTCGACGCCCCGCCGGAGTTCTGGGCGCCCGCGGACCTCTGCTACCGCTCGGAGGAGAACAACGCCTCGGTGTGCACCGGCTACACCGTCGTCCCCGTCCCGCTGCTCTCCGCGTACGACCCGGACGGTGAGGAATGATCACCAGCCAGCACGAGGCCGACATCGCCCGGATGTTCGAGCGGGAGACCGCGGACAACACCCTGACGATCCAGCACGACGACAAGCTGTACCGGCACCTGGTGATGCGCACGCCCGGACTCGGCCTGTACTGGTCCGAGGTCACCACCTGGCCCAGCCGCCTGGCTGTCGCCGGGGACCTCGGGAGGGCGTTCGTCTTCTGCGGCACGCGGGACATGTTCGAGCTGTTCCGCGGCTCCCGCAGCTACGGCAGCATCAACCCGGGCTACTGGGCGACCAAGCTGGACGGCGAGGACGGCGCCCGGGACTACTCCGAGCTGAAGTTCCGGGCGTCCATCACGCAGGCCCTGGACGACCAGGCCGAGGCCGAGTTCCTGGAGCGCACCCACGCCCTCGCCGAAACCCTCGCTGTGGGCGGGGTGGCCCCGCCGCTCGGTGAGGCGCAGACCGCGAAGTGCCTGGCCGACACCGCGAGGTACATGGCCGGCCTGCGGGCCGCGGTCGAGGCCGACATCTTCGGCGACGACTCCGAGTACAACATCGAGTACGAGAGCGAGGCCGCCCGGGCGCTGGCCGAGTTCGAGTACCGCGAGCCCGGCGCCCCGCACGACCAGGAGCCGTTCACGTTCGCCTACTGCGACTTCGACCGGCACGAGTGGCACGACTGGTCGGCGGACTACCTGCGGGCCTGCCACGCGATCGTCGCCACCATCGCCGCGTACGACGAGCGCACCCGCCCGGTCGAGCAGGTCGCCGTGACCGGGGGTGTGCTGTGAGCAACACCCTCGGCCCCGTCGCCTCCATCGCTGCCCTGGGCCTGCCCGTGGTCGCCGCCGTCGCCATCAGCTTCTGGCCGGACGACGAGCAGCGCCGCCGGCGCCGCGTGCGGAAGGCGAGGCGGGCCCGCCGCCGGGCCCGGCGCGTCGCGGGCAGGTCCTGACCGTGGGGACGGCCGACCGGCCGCGGCCGGTGCGCCCGGCGCCGTCGGCCGGCCGTCCCGCCGCCGGCTGCCAGCAGTGGCTCCCCGCCGACGGCCGCTACTGCGGCCGCCCGCACCGCGCCTACCGCACCGGCCTGTGCTGCCCGGACCACACCCCCGCCGCACAGGCCGCCCGCCCCGAGCCCGTCGCCGGGCCCGGCTACACCCCGCAACGCCTCGCCACCCCGGCCTCCGCCAGCGCCCTCATGGACGCCCGCGCGGTCGCCTCCGGCAAGCGCCGCTCCACACCGCAGACCTATCGCCTCGCCCAGGCCGCCACCGGCCGGGCCCCCGCTCCCACAGGAGACACCCAGTGACCACCTACCGGTTCGCCGAACTTGAGCAGGCCGAAAGCGAGTTCCGCGCCGCCGTTGACCGTGTCCGGCGCACCCCGCTGCCCGAGCGCTCCGCCGAGGACGCCCTGATCACCCCGACCCTCGACGACATGGCCGCCAACCCCGGCGGCGCCCAGCACCTGTACCGGATCACCTACGACCGGGTCGGGCGCCGCGGCGGCCGCGACGGCTCCCAGCCGCCCGCGCCGCTCACCACCTGGGCCACCGACCCCGGCCACCTCGCCCGCCTCATCCACGACGACATCCGCCCGTACATGCTGTCGAGCGACGTCGAGGTCGACGTCGACCTGGGCGACATGACCGGCAGCATCCTCGCCGGCTTCAACAACGGTGGCAGCTTCCGCATCGAGATCCTCGGGACCCGGCCGTGACCGCCCCGCTGCGCCTCGTCCGGCTCGACGGCGACCCGATCACCGCGCTGGAGCTCCAGACCCGAAGTGGAGCCGGCTGGTTCATCACCTGGCTCCCCGCCCGCCGGCACCGGCTGCGGCTGCGGTACCTGGACTGGCCGCAGCCCGCCCTCGTCCTGGTCGACACCCCGCGCCCGGGCTGCACGCAGTGCCAGGGCGAGGGCGGCCACACCGAGGCGTACGGGCACCCCGACACCGGCGAGGACTTCATCCCGTGCGGCTGCTGGCGGCCCTACGACGAGCCTCGGCTGACGGTCCGGGTGCCGCTGTGGGTCGTCCGTCTCCGGCGTCGGCGCCCGCCGTGCACCAGCACCGAGCCGCCGTTCTGAGCCTGCCTCACCCCTGTACGGCCCGTGGCGGGCCGGCCAAGTCCCGGCCCGCCACGGGCGACCACACCACCGCACCGGAGAGCACCCCTTGAGCAACCAGAAGCAGTCCGAGAGCGTCGAGTCGGTTCGCAGCGTCTGGACCCGCACGCTGCGCAACGAGGTGCTGCGCGTCGGCAAGCGGCTGGCGCGGGTGGGAGCGGTCGGAGTCTGGCTCGCGACGTTCGGCAACGCGGACGGCTCCAGGTGCTTCCCCGGCCGGGACAAGCTGGCCGGCCTCACCGGATTCTCGGAGGAGAGCGTCTCGCGCTGTCTCCAGGTCCTGGAGGCCGCCGGGATGATCAGCGGCAAGCGGCGCCCGAACAACAACGCCGAGTACCAGCTCATGGTCCCGACCAGCCGCCCGGACTGGGACGCGGTCCTGCACATCGTCGAGAACACCCGGCAGAAACACGCCAGGGCCCTGCAGAAGCTGCGCGAGGTCGAGGCTCGGACAGCGTCCGGGGACGCTATCCGGACAGCGTCCCCGGCGGGGGTTCCGGACAGCGTCCCCGGCGGGGGTTCCGGACCGCGTCCGCGGACGCCCTCCGAGATCCCGGACAGCGTCCGCGGACACCCCCGGACAGCGTCCGGGGACGCTATCCGGACAGCGTCCCCGGCGGGGGGTACACAGACACCTACCTACGGTAGGTACCCCCTCACCCACCCGGAGGCGGCTGATCTCTCACCTCAGCCACAGGTCCGCGTGGGCGCGCGAGGCGAAAACGATCTTTCCCCCGGGGCGAGCGAACCGACGGGAGAGACCGGGGCCGACCGGCGTTGCGCCTGCGGGCACCGGATCGTCCGGCCGGACCGGGACCGCTGCGGTGGCTGCATCAAGGACGACCGGTCCGCAGCCGAGCAGGAGGCCCAGCGGCTGCAGCGCGCCGAGCAGCTGCAGCGGGACATCGCCGCCGCGAACGAGGTCCTCGGCGGAGAGCGGCCGGGCCGGCCTCTGGTCCCGGTCCCGGGGCAGGGGAGGCCGCAGCAGGACCGGCCCCCGCGGCCGCTGACCATGACCGCCATCGACGGCGGCCGGGCAGCCGAGGACCAGGCCCAGGCCGCCCCTCCCGTGGTCCGCCAGCAGCAGCGGGCAGTGGGTGACTCCTGTGAGCCCTGACGCCGCACTGGAGGCCCTGGCCGGGGCCCTGGAGTCCCGGCTCGCCGACGACGCCCTGCACGCCGCCCTCACCGCCCTGGACGAGCTCCACCGCGACGGCTGGCACCTCGTCCCCGACCCCGCGCCCGACCCGCATGCCGCAGCCGCCTACCGCCGCCTCACCCGACCCTGAACGGAGACGACATGAGTCAGCGCCACCTGATCGGCATCCTCGACATCGTCGAGGACCCCGACAACTCCCTGTACCTCCGGCCCCACCAGGTCACCGCGTATCTCCGATCCCTCGCCGCCCGCTGGGAGGCGCACGCCGCCCACGGCGCCGACTGGATCGCCCCGTCCGGCGACAGGGTCCACCTCGACCCGACCACCCTGCGAGCCCTCGCCGCCGACCTGACCGGCCACGCCGACACCATCGAGGTCCACCTGATCGCCCGCACGCGAGGACCCGCCCGGTGACCCCGCTCCCGTGGTGGGGCATGGCCCTGCTCATCCTCGCCGTCGTCGCGTTCCTCGTGGCGCTGCGCAGGCTCGACCGCCGCCTCGACCGCCGCGACGTGGCCCGCGGTGCCACTGCCCACACCGAGTACGCCGCCCGGGTCCGCGCCGAGCGCGCCGCCTGGGACGACATCGTCCACCGACTCACCCGAGAGGACCGCCCCCGATGACCACCGCCACCCTGGCCCCGCCCGCCGCCGAGCCGCTGCACACCACCGTCACCGAGCACGCCCCGGTGCCCGGCCCGCCGGAGTCGACCAGCCCGCACTGCCACCACTGCTCGTACCGGCTCAACGAGTGGACCCTGTGGCCCTGCGCCGAGCTGCGTCTCGCCGCCGACGTCGTCGAGGTCCCGAACGGCTGGTCGATCCGCCCGCGGCCCGCCGTCCGTGCCAGGCGGCCGCGGTGAGCGCCCGGCCCGGCCGCCGGCCGGACGCCAGCACCATCACCGACGAGCAGCTCGACCAGCTGTACCGCGAGCTCGACCAGGCCCGGCGCACCGCCGGCGGCCTCAACGCCCGGGTGGCCGACCTTGGCCGGCAGCTCCACGTCGCGGAGTCCGAGCTCGGCTGGCACCGCCAGGGCTCCGCCGCCGCAGCAGTCGCCCGGGCCCGCACCCTCGCCGCCGAGATGCGCACCTGGGCCTCCCCGAAGGACCTCGTCCACCTGTACGCCGACCGCCTCGACGCCGCCCTCAGCGGCACCGACACCTGACACCGCACAGCCCGGGAGACCGCGATGACCACCACCGCCCGCCAGCACCTCCAGCACATCGCCGACCAGTGGGCCGCCCTTCGCGAGCTCCTCACCCCGCACACCACGGGCGGCTGGCTCCCCGTCATGGGCATCCAGCACCTGGAGCGCGACGACTCCCGCACCGTCGAGGCCGCCCGCGAGTACGCCGAGCGCACCGCCACGGCACCCGGCGAGCGCCCCGTCCCGATCGACCTCGGTGTCCTCGACACCATCCAGGCCATCACCACCGAGCTGTGCGACCTCGCCGACGAGATCGCTGGCAGCATCCAGCGTCCCGCGTTCACCGCCCGGATCCGCGGCGCCTCACCCCTCGACGACGTCGCCCGTTCCCTCGCCCTCATGGCCACCAAGGACCAGCACGACCCGCGCCGGTGGCACTTCAACCTCACCGACCGCGACGGCGGCCACGCCGCCGGATGGCTCGCCGACCGCCTCGGTGACTCCGGCGGGCCATTCCGGCCTGTCTCTCCGGCCCAGACCCAGCAGATCTACCGCTCCGCCCGTCACTGCCGCCGGCTCCTGGACGTCGCCCTCGGCGAGACCACCGAGCAGGGCCAGGCCCTCGGCAGGGCTTGCCCCTGCGGCGGCCAGCTCGCCCTCCACCACGACGACCAGACCTTCCGCGTCGCCTGCCGGACCTGCGAGATCGCCTGGACCGGCCCCGAACTCCTCCAGCTCCTCGACACCGCCTGACCGCCCGCCCCGCCGGCCGCCGCACACCGC